AACAGGTGAATTTGAAGGTTTTAAAGGTTATTTAAACAAGTTAAAAGATGATGTTTATAAGTATGCTTTAAAGAAAGTTGGAGATAATCCTGTTGAAGCAAGCAATATTGATAGACTTTTAAATTCTAAGCAGTTTCAAGCAGAATTAGAATTAAAAGGCAATAAAGACTTTACAGGTGGATTACAAAAGTTATTAGAGTTGCATAAAACAGAAGGTTTCGAAGGTACTAAGCCTAATTCTATTGCTGGCTTAGAAAAACTCCGTAAAGCATTAAATCGTCAATGGAGTCCTGAAAATCGTTATGCCATTGGTGAAGCAGTCAAAGCTATTGATGATGACATTGCAAAAGCTGGTGGGCCTGGTGCTATTGAAACAGGTAGAAACTTACATGAACTAGAAAAAACAATATTTGGTTCAAAAGGAATGGATACTATCTTTGGTGAATTTGATCCAAATGGTATTAAAAAAGGAGTTGGACAAGATAAGATTATGAGCAAGTTGAATGGTTTAGATACTGCTCAATGGAAACATATCTATGATACTGCTGACAACTTATCTAAAGGATTTATGCGAGTTGGTAATATTAACTTTAAAGTGCCAAAAGATTTAATTGCACAAGCTAATATGGTTAAAAACGAGATGAAAGGTTCTATTGCTCGTGAAGTATTTATGGCTGGTGAAGATAAAGCTGGTGTTTGGAATCAAAACTCGGTTAATAAGATATTAAATGCTAGAGAAAGTAAGATTCGATATGCATTTACTCCTGAAGAACAAAAAGCATTTCACGAGTTAAATATTGGTGGCCAGATTATGCCAGGCATCCATTCATATGAAGGTGGTGCAATGCAAGCTGAAACTATGGGATTACTAAAGAAAGGAATCTCAAAACTTCCTTATATTGGTGGTGTAGTTGCTGGTGGTGCAACTAAAGGAATGGGAACAGGTGCTGGGGTAGCTGGTGGCGAAGTTGCACAGAATTTAATATTGCAAAATCTTAGCAAAAAAGACGCTGCAAAGATGAGAGAAACAATGCAAAAGAATTATAATCTAGGTAAGTTGCTAGACCTTAAAAAAGCGAATGAGGAATAATTATGAGTGGATCACTAATTCCAAACGGAAAACAACAGTATTTAGATGCGAATGGTAATCCACTAGCAAGTGGTAAGGTTTATTATTACATACCATCAACAACAACATTTAAAAACACATATCAAGACGCTGCTTTAACTACATTAAATACAAATCCTGTTGTATTAGATTCTGCTGGCGAATGTATAGCGTATGGTACAGGATCTTATAGACAACAAGTTTATGATGTTAATAACAATCTTATTTGGGATGTGCAAACTAATGCACCGATTACTTTAGATCAAGTAGAAGCCGTTTATTCTGCTCCTACTGGTGCTACTTTAATTGGATATAACGAAGGTAACTCAAATGCTACTAACAGAACTGTTGCATCTAAATTACTAGAAAGTGTATCTGTATTAGATTTTGGTGCTGATCCATCTGGAGTTACTGATTCTACAACGGCAATTCAAAATGCTGTTAATTCAAGTAAAGGAATGGTTCATTTTCCACAAGGATCATATTTAATTTCAACTCCAATTCAACTTCCTGCTGGAATAATTGTATATGGTGATTCTGCTGGTCAATTTAATTCTATTGGAACAACTATTACTAACAATCAAGTTGGTGGTGGATGTTTTTGGATGACAACTAACACATCTTCTGCACAAGTTGATGGAGCAACAATAAGTAATTTTAATTTATTTGCTGATTATCCAATTATGTTGAACAACCCAACAACATTTATTGCAGATGGCGGTTCAAGTCCAGAGCCATATTATACAAAACCTAAGATTGATAATTGTTATATACAAGCTCGTGTATCTGGAACTGGAACAGGTATTTCATTTAGTAAATGTTTTGATTTTGAAATATTTAGATGTTTAGTTCAAAACTTTAATATTGGTATTTTGTTGCAAGGATCTGATATTGGATGGGTTCAAAATAATAGAATTGTAAACTCTTACACATATCAAATTTTAGAAATTTCAACTGGAACTTTTGGATCACAAACAGAAATTAGAAATAATGATATTTTAAGTGGACAAGCAGGATGTACCTATATTAAATCATGTAGCAGACACATTAGAATTTATAATAATTATTTAGAATTAATAAGTTCATCATCAGGTATTGCAATAGATTTAACCAATATTGGATGTCCTCAATATGGATCTAATGTACCTGGAACTTCATTTACTATCGTTTGTAAAGATAATAGAATTGATGGTCAAAATTATTTTTCTTCTACTTATAAATTAGATGGAAACAGTCCTGCTTCTAATACAATATTGCATGATTCTGGATATGTTGGACAAGGTGGAACTGTTTTAACTATTAACAATAATTATCTTCCATCTTTATATAATAGTGTTCATTATTCACATTACGATATAAAACTTCCTGAAGGTAGTTCAAATTATCAAAATTTTCAAACAGGAAGATTACCAATACTTTCTAATGGAACAGTAATTACTCCTGAAACATTATCTACAAGTGCTGGATTAGAAGGTCAAAGTGCTGGAAATTATGTTGGATATGATGGATCTGAAGCATTTGTTATTTATCCAACAATGGTTTCTCCTTATGCACCATTATATTTATGGTTACCTACTTATGGGCCTAATCTTAATCCATTAGAACCTGGTCAAGTTTATTCTATATTTGTTACTGCAAGATCGCCAAGTTCAGAAAGTTTTTACATGGCAAGTTATCCTGGTGGTGGTTATCAAACTATTGCATTAACACCAAGTTATCAAACTATTTTTGTAACTTCATTTACTGCTCCATCTGCATCAACATATTGTGGTGCTTATTTGTCAAGAATAACAACAACAGGTAATATTTTTATCCAATCTATACAGTTTATTAAACAAATTACTGGTGGATATGGAACACCTACTCTTTATTCTAAAACTGCAAGTTTGCCTGGTACATCATCAACATTGAGTCAAGTTGGTGGAACATTAGCTGCTTTAATTACTGATTTGAAAAATCAAGGAATTATCGGCTCATGACCATATCTCGCAACTTATCATTCCTTGCTGAAGGAGTATCTTCGACAGGTGTGTTGGGTGTGAGCAATGGTGGTTCAGGTGCAACGACATTAACTGGTTATATTTATGGAAATGGTACAAGTGCGTTTACTGCATCTACAACCATTCCTACATCATCATTAAGTGGAACAATTAGTAATGCTCAATTGGCTAATAGTTCTTTAACTGTAAATGGTACATCTATTAGTTTAGGTGGATCAGGAACAGTAACTGCTGCTGCTGGAACATTAACAGGTACAACATTAAATTCAACTGTTGTTAGTTCAAGTTTAACAAGCGTAGGAACATTAACAAGTGGTACATGGAACGCATCAACTATCGGTGCAACTTATGGTGGTACAGGACAAAATACAGTTACTACAGGCGATTTATTATATGGTTCTGCTACTAACACATGGTCAAAGCTAGGAATAGGATCTACAGGCACAATTTTGCGTGTTGTTGGTGGTGTACCAGCATGGGGAACTGATTATACAGGTACAGTTACAAGCGTTGCAGCAACTGTGCCATCATTTTTGTCTATCTCTGGAAGTCCTATTACGACATCTGGAACATTAGCAATAACTTATTCTGGTACTGCATTACCAATTGCGAATGGTGGAACTGCTCAAACAAGTTTTACTGCCAATCAAGTTTTATATGGTTCATTTAGTCAAAGTTCTAATTTATATTTTGATGGAACTAATTTAGGTATAGGAACAACGAGTCCATCTACTTATGGATTATTGGCTCTTAATGGATCTAATGCTACACCAATTACTTTAGGTATAAATAACGCTACTGCAACAACTAATTCTGGTGGCACAAAAATAAATTTTTTCTATGCAGGATCAGCAGTCGGTTATATTTTAAGTCAATATGATGGATCAGATTTTAATACCACAATTCAAGCAAATAAAGATGTAAGAATATTTACTAGCAGTTCTGGTGGTACAGAAAAAATGAGGATTTTTAAATCAGGTGGTGTTTCCATTGGAAATACTACTGATCCAGGTGCTAATAATTTATCCATAACTGGAAATACATATACTGGCAATAATTCTATTTTTGGTAAAGCAATAAGTTTAGCTTCTGGTGCTTCAATAACTATTGTTGTTAAAGCATTTACTTATGGTGTTGGTAATATAACTGTAGGTGGAGTTGTTGGTGGTGGTGCGACTTCTACAAATGGATTTTATTTATTAAGATGGCCAAGCACAGTAACTACAATTTCAGCAGCTACTAATATTGCAGTAACTTGTAATGATGGTATTGGTGGTTCTCCATCCGTTACGATAACAAACAATACTGGAACATCTTTTGATGGTTCAGTCATTATTAACACTTGTTCTTAAATAGGAAAAAATATGAATACTTATACATGGAATATTACCCAATTAGATTGTTACCCAAGTGCTGAAGGACAAACCAATTTAGTTTTTAACGTGCATTGGAATGTTACAGCAAGTGATGGTACATATATTGTAAATACTTATGGAGTTCAACCATTAACTTATGTTGCAGGAAGCCAATTTACTCCATTTGCAAATTTGACACAAGCTGAAGTTATTGGATGGATACAAAGTGCAATGGGTAATGAACAAATTACAGCAATTCAAACTAATTTAGATATAAAAATTAATGAATTAGCCAATCCAACAGTTATTACTCCAAAGTTGCCGTGGGCTCAATCAATTTAACGAAGGATTGGTATGGATATGGAAGCAGTTATAGCTGAAAATGATAAGCGTTTGTCTGTGCATGAAGCGGTATGCGAACAACGTTACAACGCCATTGTAGATTCGTTTGATAAAGGATCTAAGCGTATGCAACGTATTGAGTATCTTTTATACGCTGTGATTATATCTGTATTTTTTGGTAAAGACATGATTGTCGATATTGTTCAACATTTAATATCAAAATGAAATGGTTAATCCAATTGCTGAAGGTGCAAGCTCTCTAGCAGATAGTTTGGAACAAACTAGGCAAGCTGGAAAGAAACTCACCAAAAGCATTGAAAACATACAACGAGATGGAACAGAAGTCGCATTACAGGAATTAGAAGCACGAAAAAAGCATAAGATTCACGAAGAAGCAATGGAAAACTCGATGATATATCGAGCTATCCAAGAGTATCAAAATCAAAGTGCCATTATTCAAGCTGAAAACGAAGCTGAAAAAGAATTTAAAGCTAAGTACGGTGCTAAAGAATGGAGCAAAGTTTTAGAGTTAAAGCAAGTAGTAGAAAAAGAACATTTAGAAAGTAAGAAGTATTACGGTCATAAATTAGAAGACGTAAGACGAGTGCAGTTTTGGTGTTTCTTTGCAGCGTTTATTGTTACCAGTTTGTTGTTTTATTTTAATCTTGTATGACATGGGCAACCATTTGGTTCATTGTTTATTTGATTGAGTTGTTCATCTGGGCAAATGTATTTTATTTGCATTTTGAAGAAAAATTACATAAGAAACCTAAAGTAAAGTTTCCTATGGAACATAAAGTAATTGTTCGAACCAAGAAGGATATAGTGCGTGGATGATGATTTATTCAAATGGTGGACAATATTTGCATTGATTTGTATGATGTTAATAATATTATTGAAGGACTAACTATGGCACTAGATCCAATTTCAGCAGCATTAGACTTAGGTAATACGTTAATATCTCGTATCTTTCCTGATCCAGCTCAAGCTGCCGATGCAAAACTTAAACTTTTAGAATTGCAACAGTCTGGTGAATTATCTGTAATGACGGCTCAAACCGACATTAATAAAGTAGAAGCGTCTAATTTGTCTATATTCGTGTCAGGCTGGCGTCCAGCGATAGGATGGGTATGTGCCTTAGCACTTGCTTATCAGTATCTTTTAAAGCCGTTAGTGATGGGTATATTGCCTAATTTTGGTATAGCAATTGCTCCATTACCAGGACTTGATGATAACTTATGGCAATTAATGATGGGTATGCTTGGTATGGGTGGATTAAGAACAATGGAAAAAATGCAAGGAGTTGCTTCTAAATGATTAGTCCTAAATCTGTTCCAGGCTTTGTAACTGTATGCGTAACCATTACATTATGTATTGTAATTATTGGAATGGTAGGTGCTTTACTTGCTGGATTATTTGATACTCAAGTCGATAACAGTAAGATATTTGAAGCGATTACACCAGCATTTCAAACAATTATTGGTGGATTTATAGGACTTATAACAGGTATCAAAATAGGACAAGAGCAAGATGACAAATGATCAATTAAAAGCAATAGGACTTGATGAAAAGTGGTTACAACCATTAATTGATGTATTTGCTAAGTACGATATATCAACTCCTAAAAGACAAGCTAGTTTTATTGGTCAATGTCAGCATGAATCTGGTAACTTTAAAGTATTAGAAGAAAACTTACACTATAAACCTGATAGACTTCATATCGTGTTTCCTAGCCGTTTTCCTACTGTAGAGAGTGCATTATTATTTGATACACCAGAAAAGATTGCTAACAAGATATATGGTGGTCGTATGGGCAATTTAGAAGATGGTGATGGATGGAAGTATCATGGTCGTGGATTAATTCAATTGACTGGCCGTGATAACTATAAATCGTTTAGTGATTCGTCAGGAGTGGATGCCATTAATAATCCTGATTTACTGTTGCAACCAGAGTACGCTTGTTTATCTGCTGGATGGTATTGGAATAAACGGAATTTAAATATGGCAGCAGACGCTAGTGATTATAAAACCATGACGCAACGTATTAATGGGGCTTTGCTAGGACTGGATGATCGTATAGCAAAGATTCAAAATGTAGAAAAGATATTAGGTGGATCATAGATTTGGTTACTGCTAGCTGTAAGTCGGAAAATAGGAAAAAAACTTACTTGTAACATCCTCTAGTGCCTATTTAACTGATCCACGAATCATTCTACACATTTGACGTTCTTTTGATGTGAAATCAGGACTTATTTCCATGAGTCCACAATCTTTTTTAATTTGGTATCTTTCTAATTCAGTTAAAGAAATAACAAATAAACACACCAATAAAGAAAAAATAACGGCTACGTTAATAACCGTTCTCACTTTGATAACCATTTCTTAAACGCATCCCAGATACCTTTAGACAGTAAAGCTGTTTGTAGTCTAAGCATATCAGGATCAGTTTCAATATATGGTCGTGGTTTATAGTTAATACCTATTTTGACCTTACCTGTATTGTATGGTGTCATAGAAATCTCCTAGAATGGCAAGTCATCCTTAATATCAGCTAGAGTTGCTGGAAATTCTCCACTTGGCTTGTCCTCTGGTTCGTTCAAATAAGCCATTAGAGAACCATCTTTTAACGATAGTAATGGTAATGACTCAAGTTTTAACATTAAGCCGTTTTTGGTTTCAATAACGACTCCTATTGACTGATATTTTTTCTTGGACTTACCGTCTTTATCAGTAAACTCACTTAATGCAGCCTTAACGTAGTAACGTATTCCCAATTTATTTCTCCTTAATTAAATCTGGCAAAATTGCCATGATATTTATAACGCATTGCATCTGCTACAAATTTTGCTACTTCTATGTCAAAATAACTTCCAAAATTAATCATTTTTTTGTTTACTCTAAAAGTAACTCGATATTTATTAGTTTTTTTATCTAAACGAACTCCTTTAATTCCAGTTGTATTATTGATATTTAATTTAGTGTTGTAACCATTTTGATTTCTTGTGGTTTCTCTTAAATTTTCAATTCTATTATCTGATTTAATGCCATTAATATGGTCTAAAAACTTTGGACAATATCCATAATGCATTTCATAAATTATTCTATGAACTTTGTACTGTTTTTTATTAAAGCCAACACCTATGTAACCATCTTTATATAAAAATCCAGCTTTTTTACCTATAGTATTTTTTCTACCATGCAATTTCTTCCAATAAAGTTCCCCATTTTTGTATTCAAAATAATCATTAAATTCCATAATTTTTCATCCTTTCCACTTCACTTTCAACTTCACTTAAAAACTTGACTACTTCAGATTCTATTTCATCAATCATCGTTTTATCACGTTCTACACGACAAATAAACAACTGACTACGTTCTGGCATACGAGGATCAAACGAGATAAAATCGCACCATTCTCGATTTGTTACTGCCATTTGGGATTGCATTTGTATAACGTATTTAGCTGGTGGTTTACCATCCTTAATTGTTGCCCAATGTGTAGCAGAGTTAGGACACTTGATTTCAATAAGCCCATCATTATTGACAAGGCCATCAGGAGAGCAACCGAACCAAGATATAACGTCATGGTCGATAAAAGCGATTTGATCAACAAAATTACCTGTTTTAACTTCATAAGCAACTCTCGCCTGTGGTTCTGTAGCAGTTCCCCATGCCATAGCATCATTGGTGTACATAGGTTCAATATTACCTGTTACTCGTTGTAATGCAAGTTCAATCAAGTAATTACCACGAGATGCAGATACACCAGTCTTAGTCTTGGCTAAAATGTCAGCAACTCGACTAGCAGTAACTTTGCCTAAACGACATTCTTTAAGCCATTGCTCCGAACCTTGGATAATTCCTTCATACACATTAGCATTTAAAGTAACTGTTCCATCGTGGTTTGTTTTCATTTATCTTGTGCCTTTCTTAGTAGATTTTTTGCTTCATCAATAGTCTTTGCAAAACCAATATAAGTTTGTTTACCATTTTTAGGAATTACAACTTTATATCCATATCCTTTAACATTATGAATATGTTTTATCCCTGTACTATTTCTATTGCTTAAACTGCTATTTAAAATGTTTTCAGACCTAGTGCACGGTCTTAAATTTTCAATTCTGTTATCACTACGAACTCTATTTATGTGGTCAATTTCTTTTGGAATATACCCATTAAACATCATAAAAACTAATTGATGTCCTAAGTATTGTTTAGAATTGATAACAATTCGCCTATACCCATGACTAGTCATAGTTCCAGCTTCATCGCCAACTTTTGACCTGCTTTTAGGATTTACAATTTTTTTCCAAAAAAGTTTGCCATCTTTATATTCTAAGATTTCATGCAATAGTTCTTTGGTTATAATGTTGTCAGCCATATCAACTCCTTATTAGTTGTGGTGGTTAGGGGCAGATAGATAATTGCAGTTATTTATCTGTTCCGTTAATTATACGGCATCTTTCTATAATTGCTCTTGCAAATTCAATTGTGTATGCTTCATTCATCATTTCAGAATGATTTGGTGGACATAAATCTAATATTTCTTCATCAGTTAATTCACGAAGTTTTACTTTAGCAATACCATTCCAATAACCAGTTGAGTAAATATCAGATTCTTTATCAGTCATTTATCGCCTCTTTATGCATAAAATCAATCAAACCATCTAATACTTCAGGATTTTTGTTATCAGCCCATACTCCACTAACAACAAAATTTAACTCCATTGCTCTATCAATATCACTATTTGGATACTTTAGTTTGTAGCAATGACTTCTTAAATACCTATATCTTTCTGCGTCAGCTTTCAACTCCTCAATTTCTTTTGCTTGTTGGCGTAGCATATTAGCCGCATTTAATTGATGGTCTTCGCCTCGTCTATCTAAAATATCTGCAAGTTCATTTGCTGTCATTTTTCACTCGCTTTTTATTTTTTCAATAGCCTTATAATTCCAGTACCACCATGAATCAGGCCATCCACTCCAACATAAAGTACCTCTGCGTTGCACTTTTTCTAACCATCTACAATCATGATCACCAAGTTTTATTGGATGCCAAGCAAACCATTCATGCCACTCTTGCAGTCTTAGTTGTTTAGTTGACCAAGTTTCTCCACAGTTAAATTTCATTTATTTAATGCCTTTCTGTATTGCTCAAATTCTTCTCTAGCATTTCTTTCTGCTAATGTTCCCATGCCCATAAAAACAGTTAACATATCTCTTACTGTTTGTTGGGATACAGGAAGTTCCCAAAATAATTCTTTATGCCAATCACCTGTTTCAGGAACATAAGATTCAACTGTAATTCTTCTTGTTAAATAATCATCAGTCATTTCTTGCCTTTCTTAATATTTTTCTAGCAAATTCAATCATTTCATTAATATCAGGATCAGCTTTATCCATACAAGAAATAATCTCTGCATCTGATAATTCACGATGTTTATGAATAAGTTGATATTTTAAATCTTGAATAGCAACTCTAAGGTCAGCTAATTCTTTTAATTGTGCGTCAGTCATAGTAATTCTGCCTTTCTTTTATCTTTAGCTGCACTAATCTTTGCAATAGCTTCTTTATCTTTACTAAGTTTTTTATATGCTTGGCCATATGCTGACTTTAATGTATCCATGTCTAAACATTCGTTAATGTTGTCTAACCATTGAATTGTTAAATCTGTTAAATCAGGTTTTTCTTCATCAATGGCATCAGATGGCAAATCAGAGCCAGCATAGATATATAAACCAATACCAAAGCAAGCAATATTTTTAGCCAAACAACGCATCTGTGAGTCCGAAATCTTACGAGCATCTGGATTTTTGATTGCGTTATTACGATTGTCCATTACAGGTAATTGCATTTCTAAAGTCTTACCTAAAGCTGTAACTTCTGTACGCACCATCATAGTTTCGTTATAAACCATTGGTTCTAAGAATTTCCATGTAGCCGTAGAATCGTTTTGCAATAAAATATCTAAGCCATAAGTCCAAGACAAATACGTTAGATTACCTTTACGTTCTGTAAACTCGTTGACGTTAATTTGACGCAACTCACTAAAAGTTTTACGTTTATCCATTTTTTCTAGTTCTTTCACAAAATTAGTCATTTAATTGTCCATTTCTTTTTCAGCTTGTATTCTTGCAAACTTCTCACGAGATTCCATTGATATGCACCATAACAAACGGCCTAGTTTTTCAAAGTCTTTGTTTTGCAAGTATTCTTCAATGGATTGTGCTTGTTCTGTAGTAGCTGAATAAATGTCTTCACTAAAGTTTTCAAATAAACAGCAGTTATAGTCATCATTGTGATACAACAAATCTTTGACTCGTTCTTCAAATGCGTCTTCATCAACATATTCAGAATCGTCATTAGTAAGCCAAGCATCGTAATTAGATTTTAGATATTGGTCGTACATTACAGACTTCCAGTCTTGATAATCCATACAGCTAATGGAATAACAAACATCAATGTACCTAGTATGAGTGCTTCTATAAATGTTTTCATATACTTTCTCTTTCTTCAATTAAATAATGCCAATATCTACATTTATTGTTTCTGCTTCTGATTCTTTGATTGTTACTTCATATCCTTTTGATATGTATTTATTTGCTATTTGTTCAGCTTTTTCTTTTATGTGAACTTGGTTTATAAATTTACCATTAGCTTTAACAACAAATACTTTTATTTTTTTCCATTCAGTCATAACTTTCTCTTTCTTCACTTGTTAATTAAATTTACTGCATAAGTGTTACTATACACGAAAAACACACTTTGCAACACTTTTTTATAAATATTTTTATTTATTTTTGTAACATTTTTACACATTTTTTGTGTTATCGTTCTTTTTAAGGAGGATTTATGGAAGAAATTAAGAAACTTTTGCAAGTTGAATTTGGTACTTTAGATGAGCTTTCAAGGCTTTTAGGTGTTAAGAATACGGCAGTTTATAACTGGGTATCTAGAGAGCAAATACCAATTAAACATTTAAAAAAATTAAGTGTTTTATCTGAAGGTCGTTTAACAAAAGAATTGCTTAGACCTGATTTATTTGGAGAATGAAATGGCTGGAGATTGGATTAAGTTTCAAATTGATACTCCTGACAAACCAGAAGTATTAGCAATTGCAAGTCGGTTAGGAATTGATCCTGATGCAGTAGTTGGAAAACTTATTCGAGTATGGTCTTGGTTTGATAAACATACTGTTGATGGTAACGCACACAGCGTTACGTTTTCGTTTCTTGACCGTTTGACTTGCGTTACAGGTTTTGCAGAACAAATGCAATTTGTTGGATGGTTAGAGCAAGACGGAAGTATTTTAAGAATGAAGAATTTTGACTACCATAACGGAAAGTCAGCAAAATCAAGAGCTTTGGGAAAAGATCGTCAAGAAAAGCATAGAAATAGTAACGCAAAAAGTAACGCACCTATCGTTACGAAACCGTCACTAGAGAAGAGAAGAGAAGAGAAGAATATAACTACACCAGACGGTGTTAGTGATTTAATTTTTAAAGACTATTTGTTTTTTAGAAATAAGATTAAAGCTCCAGTAACTGAAACTGTAATTCGTGGACTAACTGCTGAAGCTCAAAAAGCTAATATGTCTTTAGAGCAAGTTATGGTACTTTGTTGTCAAAATGGATGGAGAGGATTTAAAGCTGAATGGATGCATAAACAACAACCTACACAGAAAGTGAGTTTTCTATGACTGGACAAGATCAAGCCTTTAAGTTTTGGTACAACAATGATTACTTACATGGAGTATTTGTAATCGTTGGTACTAAACCTGATTGGTTTAATCCTAAAGACAGTTATAGTCCTATGCCTACCATCTACACAGAAAAGGATATGCCTCGTAGTATTGATTTGGCATTTTTAACAAACCAAGTTGTAAATCTTATTCATGGCGATTGTACGGATGAACAATTTGCAGCTTGGTTTATTCATTTAACAAACATAAAACCAAAAATCTTAATAGGATTTGACTCGGAGAACGAAATTCATGTTAATCAACATTGATTTAGAGCAGTATCGTGAATATCACGAAATTATGTACCAGATAAAAGAAAAGTCTAATTTTGAAGACGAAATTAAAACGTATTACAAAAACCGACATTTAGGCATTGAAGGCGATAAGTTGCCCTGGGGTAAGTTAGACCAATTAGTAGGACTTAGACATTCTGAATTAACTATTTGGGCAGGAGAAAACGGATCAGGAAAATCATTGATTCTTGGTCAATTAAAACTATCACTCTTAAAAGCCCATAAAACGGTTTTAACGGCTTCTTTAGAGATGACACCTACCAAGACCTTATCTCGCATGGTTCGTCAAGCCATAGGCTCATTAAACGTGTCTAATAACGATATTGAACAGTTTATGAAGTGGAAGAAGGATAAAGCCTATTTATTTGACCATCAAGGAAGGTTAGATGCTTGGCAAGCTATTGCGTTATGTCGTTATGCTAAACAGCATTTAAAATGCGATCACATCATTTTAGATTCCATGATGAAGTTGGTTAGAGGAGAAGATGACTTTAACGGACAAAAAGACTTGGTAGATGCTTTATGCGATGTTGCTAAAGAAACAAAGATGCACATTCATTTGGTTCACCACATTAGAAAAGGTGGAGAAAGTAATCGAATAGCAGAAAAGAAAGATATTAAAGGTTCTGGAGTCATCACCGATTTGGCAGACAATGTCGTGCTTATAGCTAGAAATAGATTAAAAGAAAAAGAAACAGAACAAAATAGGATTGCTGACAATAGCCAACCAGACACATTTTTAATTACTGCAAAACAACGAAATGGTGATTGGGAAGGTACTTTAGGACTGTGGTTTGATAGAAAAAGTCAGCAGTTTACGGAGAGTTTTCAACAACCAATTATTAAATATTTAGAGGAATAATGGAAAATCCTAATAAAGTCGTGGAATTTTTACTAAGAAACGCTGGTAAATATGCAAAAGCCAAATCTGAACGTATATATATCGAGGAGTTTAGAAAGTCTAAAAAAGCACTTTTAATGCAAATAGCACAGTTAAAAGGAGTTGAAACAATGGCAGCTCAAGAACGAGATGCATATGCCAATGAAGAATATCAGGAGTTGCTGGAAGGTTTAAAAGAAGCAATTTCAATAGAAGAAAAGTTACGCTGGCAGATGGTCGCTGCACAAATTAGAGTGGACATATGGCGGACTGAACAAGCAAACAATCGTTTTATAGAAAAGACAACCTTATGATTACAAAAGAATATTTGCAAGATAGATTTGAATATAGAAATGGTAATTTTTATAGAAAATTTGATAGTAAGTCAAAGCCCAAAAAAGGAGATGTTGTAGGGAGTAAAAATAAAGGTGGTTATATAGAAACTCGATTATTTAACAAACAATATAAATTACATAAATTGATTTGGTTATATTTTTATGGATATTTGCCAAAATATATTGATCATATTAATGGTGTAACTTATGACAATAGAATTGAAAATTTAAGAGAAGCAAATCATTCTGAAAATATGATGAATACAAAAATGAGAATAACAAATAAAACAGGAATTAAAGGAGTTAATTGGCACAAAGCATCAAATAAATGGACAGTTCAATTAATGGTTAATCAAAAAAAGAAATATTTTGGCATTTATGATGATATTGAATTGGCAGAATTGGTAGCAATTGAAGCTAGAAATAAATATCATGGCGAATTTGCAAGACACAATTAAGGAAAATTATGACAAATCATCCATTTCCAATTTTATTGCATTTAATTAAACAATATGAGATTGCCTGTAAAGAACTTGATTCTGTACGAGCTTATGAAATTGCCGTTGATATTAGTGATATAGCATTAAAATTAGAGCAATTTGCACAAAATTTGACAAATAACCATGACTAAATCAGAAAAGGAACATTATGGCAAAGTTGCAAGACTGGGATGTATATTGTGTAAATCCGTACTTGGCTACGATGATACACCATGTGAAATCCATCATATCAGACGGCTGGGAGGAAAAAGAAAACTCGCACCAGTTATCGGATTATGCCCAGAACACCATCGAGGAAATACTGGTATTCACGGACTTGGGCGAAAAGGATTTGAAGCTCGCTATGGAGTTGACGAGCAAACCTTACTTGAACGTACGGAAGAATTAATAAAATGCTAACATTTGCTTGGCCATATAAGGAGTTAAATCCTAATTCAAGTGCTCATTTTCATGTAAAAGCTAAGAAAAAAGCAATTTATAAGACAGATTGTTACTGGCTAACCAAAATGGCAAATATACCTAAATCTGATTACAAAGAAATGCACATTATCTTTTATAAACCTAATCGTAGATATATGGACTTGGACAATATGTTGGCAAGCATGAAATCAGGTTTAGATGGTATGTGTGAAGCGTTGGAGATTGATGACAGATGTTTTAAAAAAATTACGATAGAAATAGCAGAAAATATTGGTGGAATGGTAAAAATTGATTTATACTAAGTTATCTCATGTTGAGATTTCTTTGCAAAGGAAAATAAAATGAAAGATTATGACGTTAAAGATATGTCCGATTCATCCAAGAAAATGAAGTATGAATCAACTAAGGAAAAAGATAAAGAAAGCAAAACAGGATTAAAAGATCCTGGTCATTTGCAACGTGCTGCTGATTATGCAGACGAGTGCCGTATTGGTACTAAGCCAATGATTGAACCTCCTGCTGGCCCAAAAGCCGAACCTGTGCGTGTAAATGGTGTGCCAATGCCTAAAGAAAAGAACATTTCTTCTGGTAACAGAGGCAAATAATGGCTACTAGAAAAACTCCATCGTTGATGAAATTAGCCAATGCCGAAGCAAAAGAAACTGCCGAACATATGCGTTGGCAAGCCGAAGATGATTTAAGAACACTTCAGCGAGCTAAAGAAATCGAGGCAAATCGCACTAGACTAGCTGCTGCTAAAAAGATAGCAGTTAGTCAAATCAAACAACTTGAAAAGATTAAAGGAAAATAATTATGGCTTATACAGGTGTAGCAGTCAGCGATCCAGTATTTGATACTTGTTTCGCAAATCAACAGCTAGGTTACTCAACAGCAGCTCAAACTACAGTAACTCAAGCAACTAGCAAATCAACTGCCGTAACTGCTAATTCAAGCAATGTTCAAATTACTATGAATAACGCTGCGTTAGCTGCTGGAGCAATTGTTAACTTTACTTTAAATAACAATTTGCTTAGTCCAAGAGATGTGTTAATTGTAAACGTAGCTGGTGGTAATGCAACTGCTGGTACATATACAGCGTTTGTATCAACAATTACAACTGGAAGTGCTGTAATCAGTTTATATAACGTATCTGGTGGTTCATTATCAGAAGCAGTTAAATTGAACTTAGCAATTATTCACGGACAATAATCATGCCTCTTACTAGATCAAGTAGTAAGGCAGCATTTAAGAAAAACGTGAAGAAGGAAATTGAAAGTGGCAAGCCAGTTAAGCAGAGTGTAGCAATTGCGTACGCTGAAAAACGTGAAGCTGAAAAGAAAAAAGCTAAGAAAAAATGAAAACTGGTTTATACGAAAATATCCATCGTAAGCAAGAACGTATTAAGCGTGAAAAGGCAGAAGGAAAGACTGTTGAACGTATGCGAAAGCCTGGTTCAAAAGGTGCTCCAACTGCCAAAGCGTTTAAAGAATCAGCTAAAACGGCTAAGAAATGAAAAAACACGATAAACCTATTCCACACAAAACAACTGGTAAAGGTAAGACTTATAATCCTACTGACAAAGGTGCAGGAATGACTGCTAAAGGTCGTGAGGAATATAACGAAAAGAATGGAAGTAATTTAAAAGCACCTGCCCCAAATCCAAAGACCAAAAAAGACGAAGGTCGTAAAAAGTCTTTTTGTGCAAGAATGGAAGGAGTTGTTAAACACGCTAAAGGCCCAGCAGAACGAGCCAAAGCATCTTTAAAGAACTGGAAGTGTTAAATGCAAATACCATTTCATATTGATCAAATCAACGAAATATTAAAGTATCTTGATGACGTACCACATAAATTTAGTCGTGGACTAGTTGACTACTTTAAAAACCATGTTGAAAACCATGTAAAACAAACTGAAGCAGAAAAAGCCGAAGCAGAAAATACAGAAGCAGCTCCTGTTGCAACTAATATAGAAACACCAGCAAGCTAATGTTTGATGACCTAATGGAGTTTTACCTAACTTGGCTAGAAATGGCAAAAGTTGTACCTAGTAATCGCTTAGAAAGACAACATGGCGAGAAATTAGCACAACAATTATTAGATTTATCGCAAAAAATACAAAAAGATTTAGACAAGCAAGTTACACATACTATATAATTAATTCATTACAGAGTCGTGTCTGTGAGATTAAGCCATTTAATAAGTATTTTGAGAGTTTAGGAAAGTAGTGTCAGAGTATTTTCTTAAACTACACGGCCTCAGGATACTTACTAAATGGTTTTTTTACTACTACGACTGTAATCGGACTCCATCCGACAGTAAGAACCTACATGGGTTGCGTGGAAGAAAACATAGGCTAGTTCTAACCTTAACTGCAAGCCTCGCTAACTTAAATGGGTATAGCACAAGTTAAATAGATAAAGGTGAAATGACTAACTATTTAACGATTGAACATTATCTTCGGAAGGAATAGAGCATTTACTTCTTAATGCTTGGTTCAAGTGTGATGATTCACCTTTAGATATACTATTGACTAAAATATGTAAATGCATTATTTTAATAACTAATTGATTTATATAATTATTGATGTAAACTATTAAAAATAACTTACCGATAATAAAAGACTATGCTACCTCACGAACCAACAGAGGCATTTAAAGAACTTGTAGAAACATCAAGTGGACTAGGACTGCCACAAGAACAAATCGCTGCACTAATTGGTATAACAGCTAAAACACTTGCAAAGCATTACAAGACAGAACTGATTGTAGGCAAGGCAAAGGCAAGCTCGGCAATAGCGAATACACTATTTAACAAAGCACAAGCTGGCGATACAACTGCAATGATCTGGTGGACTAAGGCACAAATGCGTTGGAGTGAAACAGTCAAGCAAGAACTCACAGGTGCAGATGGTGAGCCACTAACCATTCAACTATTACCTCAAGACGAAAACGCTTGAAACTCCATAGAAAACAAGTTGACGCTTTAAATGTCATCAATGGCGATTCTACCTATGCTATGCTATTTGGTGGCAGTAGGTCAGGTAAGACATTTCTATTAGTAAGACAAATCATTGTTAGAGCATTAAAAGCACCTAAAAGCCGTCATGCTATATTAAGGTTTAGATTCAATCAGGTTAAGAACTCGATTATCTATGACACATTCCCAAAGGTCATGGAGCTTGCTTTCCCAAATGTTCAATATAAAGTCAACAAGACTGACTGGTTTATTACTTTGCCAAATGGTTCTGAGATATGGTTTGGTGGACTCGATGATAAGGAACGGACTGAAAAGATTCTCGGTATGGAGTTTGTAACTATCTATTTAAACGAGTGTTCTCAAATACCATATCAATCTGTAGGTATAGCAATAACTCGTTTGGCACAGAAAGTCGAACAGGTTATTGAAGGCAAACCCAATTCTTTACTCAAGCCTAGAATGTATTTTGACTGCAATCCTCCGAATAAAAACCATTGGACTTATTCATTATTCATTCAGCATAAGGATGTAGAAACTAAATTACCACTTAAAAATGAGCATGATTACTGTCATTTTCAGATTAATCCGTATGATAATAAAGAAAACTTATCGGATGGCTACTTAGAAACCTTGAACAATTTAAGTGCTAGACTTAGAAAAAGGTTCTTGGAAGGAGAGTTTGCCGATGCGAACCCAAATCAATTATTTAAAGAAGAAGATATTGACAAATGGCGAGTTGAAGACGAACGCTTACCTGACTTTGTGCGTGTGCTTGTCGGTGTTGATCCAAGTGGTTCTGGTGATACTGATAATGCAGATAATGACGCAATTGGAATCGTGGTCGGTGCTCTGGGTGTAGATGGTAACGCTTATTTACTAGAGGATTGCACAGTCAAAGCTGGGCCTGCAACATGGGGTAAAGTTGTAGCATCTGCATTTGAACGTCATAAAGCTGATTTAGTATTAGCTGAATCTAACTTTGGTGGAGCAATGGTCGAACAAGTTATTCAGTCTGCTAGACCAAGAACACCATATAAAGCCGTAAGTGCATCAAGAGGCAAAGTAATTCGTGCAGAACCATTTGCACTTTTGTACGAACAAGGTAAAATTAGGCATTGTGGGCGATTTATTGATTTAGAAGATGAAATGGCTGGATTCTCGACACAAGGTTACATCGGTAATTCATCTCCGAACAGAATGGATGCTTGGATATGGGTACTGACTGAGTTGTTTCCAGGCATGGTGCGAGAACGTGTAGAAAAGAAATTACAACAACCAATAAGAAGACCTATGATGTTTACTCGTAACGGAAATTATGGAGGTAATTGGGGATGAATCTTAAAAATTTAGTGAATTACAATCCTGAAACGGGTATTTTTACAAGAAAAGATAAAAAAAACAAAATTATTGGCAGTTATGATCAAGATGGATATTTAAGAACAGTAATAAAATATAAAGAATATAAACTTCATAGATTGGCATGGTATTTAACACATGGAGAATGGCCTAAACATCAAATAGATCATATTAATAAAATTAAAGATGACAATAGATTATGTAACTTAAGAGAAGCTAAAAATTTTGAAAACATGGCAAATAGAGTTTTAACCAATAATAAATATAAATTTGTTGGTGTTAATTTTGACAAAAGAAATAATAAATTTATGGCTAGAATTATGACTTTTGATCCAAAATTAGGACTTAGAAAAAGAAAACATTTAGGTTATTATGAAACAGCTCAAGAAGCATCTGAGGTTTATGACTTGTGGGCTCAAATGACACAAGGAGAGTTTTATCATGGCAGATAGAGAAAAAGACATTATCGAACGAGCTCACGAAAACTTTAAGGCTTGTTTAGACTGGGAACAAACAACTCGTCAACGCTTTAGAGAGGATATGCGTTTTCTATTTGCTGACTCTGATAACCAAGACCAATGGGAGCCAAGTGTAAAAGCTAGAAGGCATATGGCTACGCAACCAATGATTACCATTAATAAGGTACATACACATTGGTTAATGATTGTTAATCAGATGAAGGAGAACAAGCCAAGTATTCAAGTTCATCCTACCAATGGCGAAGCAAGTTACGAAGCTGCACAAATCTATGAAGGCTTAATTCGTCATATCGAATACAAGTCTAATGCTAAAGTTGCATATGATATTGCTTCAGAGCAACAAGTCGGTGCTGGTATTGGATATGTTCAAGTCATTACCAAGTATGCAGACGATTCTACGTTTGACCAAGAAATTTATATCAAAGAGATTCCAGACGCTATGTCGGTTTATCTCGATCCTCATATTAAGAAGCGTGATGGTTCAGATGCTAGGTTCGCATTTATCTATGAAGATATGCCAAGACGAGATTTTGAGAAAAAGTATCCAAATGTCAGACTTCCTGCGACAAGTCCTAGTGGTAATCAGATGTGGATTACTAAAGACGTTGTAAGACTAGCAACATACTTTGAGAAAGAAACTCGTAAAGAATGGTTATATTCCATTACTAATGACGATGGATCGACAAGATTCATGCGTGAGTCAGACATTACTGTTGAAGAACGCAAATTGTTTAATGAGATTATTCGTCAAGGTGGCGAAGGTATTGACAGACGTAGAATTGACAAGCACGTTATCCGTAAGTATTTAATTGGTGGACAAGAAGTCTTAGAGAAAGGTATATGGCCTGGCAGTTACATTCCTATTGCTAGACAAGTTGGTGAAGAAGTTATTATCGAACAAAGATTAGACCGTAAAGGTATTGTTCGTTACATGAAGGATGCTCAACGTGCTTATAACTACAATGCTAGTGCTGCACTTGAATATGGTGCATTGCAATCTAAGAGTCCGTATGTTGCACCTGTAGAGGCTATCGAAGGATTAGAAAACTATTGGGCTACTGCTAACGTAGAGAATCATGCTTATCTGCCATATAACCATATGGATGAACAAGGCAATCCAGTACCAGCTCCACAGAAAGCACCAGCTCCAATGGGTGCTCCTGTTTACATGGAAGGTATGCAAGCTGCCAATATGGAAATGATGATGACATCTGGTCAGTACGAACAGACGTTTGGCGAGCAAAGCCAAGAGTTGTCAGGTGTTTCTATTGATAAGCGTGTTAATCAAGGTAATCGTGCAACATTCCATTTCCAAGATGCACAGGCGAATACGATTCAGTTCATCGGTAAGATTATTATTGATTTGATTCCTAAAATTTATGACACCAAACGTATTGTTAGAATCTTAGGTGAAGATGGTTCTGAAGATCAAATTATGGTCGATCCACAAGCTAAAGAAGCTATCTTGCAGAATGAGATTGAAGAAGAAGCTAAGGTTAAGACTATTTTCAATCCGAATGTTGGTAAGTATGACGTAGTAGCAGAATGTGGCCCAAGTTACGATACGAAGCGTGAAGAAGCGTTTGATGCGATGACGAAGCTATTAACTGCTCAACCTGCTTTGTCGCAAGTCATTGGTGATTTATATATGGGAAGTGCAGACTTTCCTGGTGCTGACAAGTTGCAAGAACGTATGCGTAATTGGATACCTCCTAACATCTTAGGAACTGGGCCATCTGAGCAAGAAAATGCCATGATGCAACAGTTACAACAGCAACAATTGGTCATTCAGCAATTGACAGAGCAATTGAACGAGAAGCAACAATACATTGCTATTGAGAAACAACGTGCTGACGTAGATGCATTGAACCATTTAGCATTGCGTTACGAGAATGAACGTCAAGACGTAATCGCTGCGTTTAAGGCAGAAACAGATCGCATGAAAGCATTAATTGGACAGTTAAGTCCAACACAACTCAATCAAATTACCGACAAAACCGTTACGGAGATTGAGAACGAAGAAGATCCTGCGAAGGAATACGAGCATACCAATTTCGATCCATCACAGGTTATTAGTCAATACTTACCCAACTTACAACAGGAGCAATAATGGAAGATACAGCTACAACGCAAATAGACGCTGAATTAAACCAAGAACCAATAGAAACACCTAAAGAAGAACAAAAACAAGAGAACTCATACAACGAACTGCCTGACTGGGCAAGACGTAGGATGGGCGAACTTGCTGCCGAAAAGAACGCTGCCAAGCAAAAGCTAGAAGAATTACAAGCTAGAGCACAACAGCAACCAGAACAAACTTATGATCAACCTCAAGAGAATATTCAAGAACTAGCAATGACTTATGCTAAACAAATAGCAGAGCAACAGGTTCAACAACAATCTTTTGTGGCTAAGATGACAGAAATTGAGAAGAACGCTAAGGAAGAATTCGGTGATGTTTACGACAAATCCGTAACGAACTTACAATTAGCTGGTGTCGGTGGTCAGGAATTCTTGCAGGCTTTAGCTGCAATTCCAAGTCCTGAAAAGGTCATTACATTTTTAGGTAAGTCTGAAAACATCAATGAGGCAATAAGAATAGCCAATTTAAGTCCATTACAAATGGGAGTTGAATTGACTAAGTTATCCTCAAAAGCAACGAAGGAACTCGGAAAACAGAAGTCTAATGCTCCAGCTCCTGTTGGTGATGTAGAAGGTGGTTCAAGTAGAGCTTTAGGAACTGTTGAACCTGATCCATCGGATTCTGAAGCATGGATTCGTTGGAGAGCTGCAAACGCAAGAAAAAAACGCTAAATAAAAAAATCCTATTGAAATTATTTTTGATAGGATTTACAATCAATTCATAGGTCGAAATGAACCGTTAATCATTGTAACAGGCGTAAATTGTTTCTCTCTAGCCAAGACGAAAAGTGAGTATTTCCTTTTTTTCAATTTAAATGGAGAGTCAAATGACTACGAATTCTTTATTAACGATTAATCAGATCACGAACGAAGCCGTGCGTCTGTTTACTCAAACTAATGCGTTTTTACGCACAGTAAGCCGTCAATATGACGATCAGTTTGCTCGTACTGGAGCTAAAATCGGTTCAACATTGCGTGTTCGTTTACCTAACGATTACACAGTTTCTACTGGGCCAGCTATTACTCCACAAGGTACTAACGAACAAAACACAACTTTAACCGTAGCTACTCAAGCAAACGTACCTGTATCTTTTGGTACTGCTGAGAAAACTATGCAATTGGATGACTTCAGCGAACGTGTTTTAGCTCCTGCTGTTAACCGTTTAGCTGCTTATGTTGCTGCTGACTTGATGAACGTAGTTAATACTTCAGCAAACTTAGTTGCAAATTTAAGTGGTTCAACATTGTCTAGTCCAACTGCTACTCAATGGCTACAAGCTGGTGCAGCACTTGACCAGAACTTATCACCAAGAATGGATCGTAAGATTATTCTTGATCCAGTAACACAATCTCGTACTATTAGTTCATTAGCTGGTTTATTTAACCCACAGGTTAAGATTTCTGACCAGTATGAAACAGGTATTATTTCTCGTGATACTTTGGGCTTTGATTGGATGTATGACCAGACAACTCTAGTTCATACTGTTGGTACATTTACTGCTGGTACTGTTAATGGTGGTTCACAAACAGGTACAACTTTAACTGTTAATGCAATTACTGGTTCATTGAACGCTGGTGATGTTATTACTATTGCTGGTGTATATGCGATTAACCGTTTAACTGGTTTATCACAAGGTACATTACGTCAGTTTGTTGTAACTGCTAACGTAAACTCTGGTGCAACTTCTATCCCAATTTACCCAGCGATTACTCCAGCTCCTGCTGCGTTTAATACTGTAACTGCATCTCCAGCTAACTCTGCTGCAATTAGCTTAGTAATGCCTGCTGGTACACAGTATCGTCAGAACTTGGCATACTTCCCAGAAGCATTTACTTTAGCAACTGCTGACTTAGAAATGCCTACTGCTGGTGTGGTACAAGCTGCTCGTGCTAACTTTGATGGAATCTCATTGCGTATGATTGAAGCATATGACGTTATGTCAGATAGCTTGATTACTCGTATGGATATTCTATACGGTTACGCTGCAATCAAACCTGAATGGGCTTGCGTAGTAGCTGACGTAGTTTAATTTGCGTTGTAGATGTATTGGTGGACTCTCTTAATTGGGAGTCCATTCTTCAGATTAAGGATAGATATGAGCCAACCATTGCCGACAACTCCTAGAGATATTATTACTTTAGCACTTAAAACGGCAAACGTCATAGGTGTTGGACAAACTCCATTAGCTGAAGATATAAACGATTGTTTCAATATGCTAAATATGATGCTTGCTCAATGGCAACGCAGACGTTACATGGTATATAACTTAGAAACAATAGGCTTACAAGCGACTGGTGCAGTATTGTACACAATTGGTACTGGACAGCAATTTAATATCACAAGACCTGTAAAGTTAGAATCTGCATTTATTCGTATGCAAGGTGGTTCTGTTCTGCCTGTGGATTATCCTTTACAAGTTTTAAGAGCACAAGAAGACTACAACCGAATCTCGATTAAGAATCTTAATGCGTTTCCTCAATATATTTATTACTCAACTGGTTTTCCAGTCGGTAATGTTTATGTATGGCCTGTACCCAATAATCAATATGAAATCTTTATAACTGTGATGATTCAGTTAGATTCATTTGAAAATCTAAGTGATACGATTGTTTTACCTCCTGAATACTTGGATGCATTGCAATGGAATCTAGCAGATAGAATATTGACGATTTATGGTATGCCTGATAATCCGAAGATTACAAAGTATGCTGAAGCAAGTATGCGAGCAATTGAAGAAGTCAATTCACAAATTCCATTGTTGCATATGCCAATTGCTTTGCGTGGCAAGTCTGGAGCATACAACATTTATGGAGATTTCTACGTTGGAAGTGCTGGATAATGGCGAAGGTAGCTTTATCCAATGGTGCTTATCAAGCAAGAAGCGTTATAGCGTCTGCACAGCGATGTGTTAATCTTTACTTGGAAGCGAATCCACAAACAAGTGTATTTCCATTTACGCACTATCCAACACCAGGCTTAACTTTACAAACTAATGTAGCCGTTAATTCATGGAGAGGATTATATTTTGCAACCAATAATCAACTCTATGGTGTATGTGGTAATACTGTTTATGCTATTAGTAGTTCAAATGTTTGTACCGTTTTAGGAACAATTACATCATCTAGTGGCCCAGTTTCAATGGTCGATAATAGCGTTGATTTAATACTTGTCGATGGTACGTTAAACAATGGATGGACAATTCATCTAGCAAATAATGCGTTTGCTCAAATTACTCAAGCTGGTTTCTATGGTGGCAATCAAGTTAATTATGTTGATGGCTACTTTGTATTGAACTATATTGGCACAAGAGAATGGTATATTTCTTTGCCAAATACAACAACATTTGATCCAATTGATTACGCATCGACTACAGGATTCTCGGATTTATTAGTTGGTATTGGTATTACAAGACGTTATTTATATTTGTTTGGTGAAACAACGACTGAAGTTTGGTTTAATCAAGGTAACACGACATTTCCATTTGGAAGATTGCCTGGTTCGTTTATTCAATACGGATGTGCAGCAACCAATTCAATAGCACAAATGGATGGTGAATTGTATTGGGTAGCACAATCTCCACAAGGTCAAGCGTTTATTTGTAAGACTTCTAACTTTGCAGCACAACAGATTTCTACATTTGCTATCAATAATGAGTTACAAGGTTATCCAACATTATCTGATGCTATTGGTTATACCTATGAGTTGAACGGACATTTCTTTTATGTAGTTACATTCCCAACAGCTAATAAGACATGGGTATATGACTTGTCCAATAATCAATGGAATGAATGGAATTATATTGATAACAATGGTGGGTTTAATCGTCATCGTTCAAATTGCTTTGCTTTTGCTTACAATAAATTAATTGTAGGTGATTGGCAAAATGGTAATTTATATGCTATTGACCAAAACAATTACACAGATAATGGGCAACCAATAATAAGAGTGCGTGGTTTTTATCACATGGAAGATGACGCATCAAGTCGTGTGCATTATCGTAGCTTTATTGCTGAAATGGAATCTGGTAATGGATATTTAAATCAATCAACAAATGTTAATTTACGTTGGTCAGATGACAGAGGCAAGACGTATAGCAATCCAGTTATGCAAAACTTAGGTCAAGAAGGACAGTATCTTACAAGCATCAAATGGAATCGTTTAGGAATGGCAAGAGATCGAGTATTTGAAATCTTTTGGAGTGTACCTACTAAAACGGCTTTATCTGGTGCGTTTGTAGATGCATTACCAAACAATGGCTAATCTTGCATCCAATTTACCAGTCCTTAATATTCCATTTGTTGATGCGAATAATAATTTAAGTGTGCCCTGGCTAATGTTTTTGGTGCAAATGTACCAAAGAACAGGTGGAGATCAAACACCTCCATTAAATTTAACGCAGATTCAGCAACAATATCTACAAACAGTTAATATTCTGTCGGCAAATGGATTTACAGGCAATATTGTTTATACAACAACAAATGCTGACGTTACTTTATCGACAACAGTAACAGGACTTGTAAAAGGTAACGGAACGGCTTTGTCTGCTGCAACTTCAGGAGCAGATTATTCTTTGCCAGTTTTGATAAGTTCTGCAAATGGATTTGCTGGTACTGTAGTCAATGGCACAAGCAATGCAACTGTAACGATGAAAACAACGATTACAGGACTTTTAAAAGGAAATGGAACTGCCATATCTGCTGCTTTATCTGGAACGGATTATGCTCCTGCTACGAGTGGCACAAGCATACTTTATGGTAATGGTGCTGGTGGGTTCTCAAATGTAACGATTGGATCAGGAGTTTCATTTACTGGTGGCACACTAAGTGCAACTGGTTCTGGTGGAACAATAACATCGGTTACAGGAACTGCACCAATATCTTCAAGTGGTGGTACAACTCCGAATATTAGTATTACACAATCGTCTGCAACAACAAGTGGTTATTTAAGTTCAACGGATTGGAATACATTTAACAATAAACAACCATCTGGTACTTATGTAACATCTGTTACAGCTACTTCACCTGTTTTATCATCTGGTGGTACTACACCTAATATCAGTATGGGTGCAGCGAGTTCATCTGCAAGTGGTTATTTAACATCGACTGATTGGACAACTTTCAATAATAAAGGTAGTGGATCAGTTACTAGCGTAGCATTGTCTTTGCCATCTATATTTTCTGTATCAGGTTCACCAGTTACAACAAGTGGAACTTTAACAGGAACTTTGACTACACAAACGGCAAATACTGTGTTTGCTGGGCCATCAACAGGTAGTGCTGCAACTCCTACATTTAGAGCTTTAGTTTCTGCTGATATTCCATCCTTGAACTATGTAACGTCTGTTTCAGGAACATCTCCTATTTCTGTAACGTCAGGATATACACCGACAGTTAGCATTTCACAAGCTGGTGTATCAAGTAGTGGATATTTGTCTAGCACCGACTGGAACACATTTAATAATAAAGGTTCAGGAAGCGTTACAAGCGTTTCAGGAACAGGAAGCGTCAATGGTATTACTTTAACAGGAACAGTTACTTCTAGTGGTTCTTTAACGCTTGGTGGCACATTGTCAGGTATTGGAAACAGTCAATTAACCAATAGCACGATTTCAGGTGTTGCTTTAGGCAGTAATTTATTTAGTTTAACTGCTGGAACTGGTGTCAGTTTTAGTTCAGGAACAACTTATAACGGTTCTGCTGCAATAACCATTAATGCTACTGGAACAGGTGGAACTGTTACTTCTGTAGCTGCGACTGTACCGAGTTTTTTAAGTATTTCAGGCAGTCCAATTACTACAAGTGGAACTTTAGCGATCAGTTATTCAGGAACGGCTTTGCCTGCTGTTAATGGTGGAACTGCCCAGATTTCTTATACAACTGGCGATATTTTGTACGCAAGTGCATCAAATACTCTGTCAAAATTAGCCATAGGAACAACAGGTTATACATTAACTGTGGCAAGTGGAGTACCAACTTGGAAACCTCCATATGTCAGAACATCATTTACAGCGACTGCAAGTCAAACGACATTTAGTGCGACTTATAACGTAGGTTACGTTCAAGTCTTTGTCAATGGTGTTTTATTGAATGGAACGGATTATACGGCTACAAATGGCACTTCTGTGGTTCTAGGTGTCGGATGTAATGTTGGCGATATTGTGGAAATGATTGCATACAATGTCTAAGGAGTTTATTACGTCAATTATGCATAATGACCGAGTTTGGGAGTCAGTCAGAATTGATGGAGTAAGTAAAGAGCAGTATGGTTATTGTGAGTCGGATGAGTATTTTGTCAATGAGCATGGATTTGTAATGTTTAGGACAGTAACACCGACAATGAAAGAACTTCATGTTTGTATGTTGAAGTGCAAACATACTAAGGAATTTGTGGAAGAATGTATGGAAAAGATGAAAAAACGAGGCACAAAAAAATTTCTTGCACCTATTGGTGATTGGAACAAAAGTGCATTAAAATTGGGGAAGCGTCTAGGTTTGATTGAAGAAGGCAGAATTGCCAATGCCTACATGAGAGATGGCAAATTTCATTCAATGGTATTGATGGGGAGCAAATTATGAGTTTTATAGGAAACGCTTTAGGTCAGATATTCGGTGGCATAACTGGAGCAAATCAACAAGCTCAAGCTGCAACAGAAGCTGCACAAACACAAGCAAATGCACAACTTCAAGCATATCAAATGCTTCAAAACAAACTTGCTCCTTATTCAGCAATTGGAACTGCTGTATTGCCTCAATTATTGACTTCACTTGGATACAATCCTAGCTTTGATACTTCTGGAAACTTATCAGGTGTATCAGGTAAAGGATTTCAATTTAATCCATTTACGTTTGATGCATCTAATTTGCAAAACACACCAGGCTATCAGTTTACGTTGCAACAAGGTGAAAAGAATGTAAACAATGCATTATCTGGTCAAGGTTTATTGGGTAGTGGAGCACAAGCAAAAGCATTGTCAGACTATACGACAGGATTGGCAAGTAATACATACAATCAGCAATTACAAAACGCTTTGGGTATGTATCAGACAAACTATAACTCTGCTCTAGGTCAATACACAACTAACGCTGGACAATTAGGTGCATTATTAAATCTTGGTCAAAACGCTGCTACTGGTACAGGTCAAGCTGCATACAATACTTCTGTTGGAGCTGGTAATGCTTTAGCAGCAGGACAAGTTGCAGCAGGAAATACAACTGCTAATGCGTTTAATTCTTTGATGGGTGCTGGTAAAACTGGTGCTCAAATTTACTCCTTGTTAGCATAGGATAATATATGCCATTAAATCTAGCTCAAGTTGATCCATCAATCATACCTAAACAACAAATACAACCTAATTTTGATTTAGGTGTTAGCGATATTTTAAATATTCAACGAGGAAAAGTTGAATTAGAAAAAAATAAACAGTCTTTGTTATCCAATAAAGCTGTATCTAAAGCAATTAAAGAAAATACTAGCGAAGCTGGTGATTTAGATGTGCCAAGTATTATTTCTCAATTGTCTAAAGATGAAAGCGCATCTATTAATTTGCCTGAATTAGCGACTAAATTATTGCAATTAAAAGGTCAGCAATTTACAACTGATACTGCAAAATTAAGTAATTTAGCTACTAAAAACACATTAGCTGGTCAAAGACTTGGGCCATTAGTTGCACAAATTAATGAAGGTAAAGAAATACCTAGAGATAAGTTAATTAATGAATTTGCTCATATGGCAAGACTTGGTGTGTTTACTCCACAAGAAGCAATGCAACATATTGCAATGTTACCTCCTAAGTCCAATGATTTAGAGCAAGAAAAATTAAACATTCACGATTTTATTAAGAATGAACATTTAGCAACGATTAATAATGAACAGTTATTAGGTAAGTTATTGCCACAACAGCAATATATCGCTACAGGTGGTGGAACACAAATATTGAACGTCATTCCATTAACAGGAACATCAAAGCCTGGTGGATTTATACAAGGTCAATTGCCTGCTGGAACTCCATTAGTAGCTCAAGAAGGAAACAATCTTGGATTGCCTGCTGGTACACAATATTTACTCGGCCCAAGTGGAGCTCCTACAATCATTCCTCAAGGTGGTTCGCAAGGTCAAATAGGAACGCAACAAAATAAACCTTTAGTATCTGAATTAGCACCAACAACTACAGCTAATCTTGAAACAGGAAATACTTTAATTAAATCTGCTAGAGAAGAAGCAAGTAAAGTTCCTGATATTCGATTTAATACCAACAAGATTATTGAATTGGCTAAGAAAACAACTACTGGTAGTGGTGCTGATTTAGTGCGTAATTTGCGTGGTGGTTTTGCTGCATTACCATTTACAGATGATAAAGCAACTAACTTTGACTTATTAGGTCATCAATTATCATTGCAAACACAGGCAGCAGCTAATTCACCAGGCATTAATGGAACAAATGCTGGTCAAGCATTGGCTTCACAAATTGGTGGACATGAACATTGGACTGCTGACGCATTGGTTCAAGCATCTCGTATTAATAGAGCAATGGCAGAAGCTAAAGATTTGTTTAATCAAGGTATTAAAAATCTTACTCCTGAAAAAGCAATTAAATATCAAAACGCATGGAACAATACATTGGATGTTAATACATTGCGTTTATATGATGCATTTAAAAACAAAATTGAAGATCCGAATGGATATAAAGATGTTGTTAAAGAACTTGGTGGATCAAAGTCTGAAAGATTTATTAACGCTGCAAAACATTTAGATAAAATTAATGAATTAATATCGAAAGGTGAATAATGGGAGCACCAATATCATCTAAAGATTTACTAGCAGAAGCAGGCTATACAGAACCTAAAGGTACTGTTACGATTAGTGCCGTTATTCCTAGAGATAAAAAGATTGACTTAGAAAATTTAGATCCTGAGTTATATGCTCGTATTGAACGTATGCGAGAGGATTGGAAGAACGATAAAGAGTTAAATCCTAAAGGAACGGACTTACCGATTACTCGTGCAGCTAGTACGGCAGCAGAACAAGAAGATTTAATCAGACGAGCAAAAGCTGGTGAAAAAAACATTTATACTCCAGCTCCTGTACCAAAAGGTGCAAAGATGGTTCATCAAGATGCTATTGATTTGCCTACAAACGTACCTGATACATTCTTAGAAAAATATGGATTGCATAGACCTTTTAAGAATAAAGGTGATCCAGTTCATGTTCAAATTAATCCGAAAATTGAATACAAACTTCCTGAACTTAATTCTGGTAACTTAATCTCTGCTGCTGATTTATTAAAAGAAGCTGAAGCTAATCCTACTGAACACAAGAATTATGCTCCAACCGATGTATTTGCTGCGTTACTAAATAAAGCATTAACAGGAACTAATTTAGTTAATCCTAGTGAAATTAAATCAGGTTCAATGCTTGAAAAGTTGTTAGGTGGCATGGAAGCTGGAACATCTGCCGTAACTGGTGTTATTACTGGTTTTCCTGCTGCTATGGCTTATGGATATGTACCTCCAGGCAGTCCTCAATCTGCTTATAATGAAGCCGAAAAACATATGCAAGCAATACAACAGTTTCATTATTTACCGAAAACAGAGACAGGTCAGAACCTCATGGAAATGCTTGGTGGGCTTCCTAAAGCGATTCTAGGCACTTCTGCTCCATTACCTCCAATGTACGGAGTTGAGAGTCAGTTAATTGGTCGTACTGCATATGAAAGACCTCCAAGTGTTGTTAAAAAGCCAATGCCTAGTCCATATGCTTTAACAGAACCTCCTGTTGTAAAACCAACAAATGTTGTTGAATTGCCGACATTGAGTGGAGTTGGTGCTGCTGAAGCTAAGTTTAATCCTTATGGGAACAAAATATCAGGAGAAGAATATGGTCGTGGAGAAGTATTCCCACAGATTAAATTATCTAAAATTCTTAATGATGTTTCTCCTGAAGAACAAGCTACTAGAGCACAAGTATTGCAAGATATTCTTAAAGACAGTAAACAAATTAGACCAGGTGTTTTAACAGGTAATGAAAAAACATTAAGAGAAGAATATGTAACGGCTAAACGAGCAAATGAAACTCCTCGTGGTCAAATGTTAAAAGAACAAATAGCAAACGAACAAAATGCTTTATCTGATTTTGCTCAAAATATTATTGAAAAGACTGGTGCAAATCGTAAGTTAATTAATGATGAAGAACGTGGTAATGCATTAAATAACGCATTAATTGGTCATTACGATGCTAAAACAGGCGAATTTGAAGGATTTAAAGGCTATTTAAACAAATTAAAAGATGATGTTTATAAATATGGATTAAAGAAAGTTGGCGATAATCCTGTTGAATCAAGCAATATTGATAGACTTTTAAATTCTAAGCAATTTCAAGCAGAATTAAAGTTAAAAGGTAATCCAGACTTTACCAATGGATTAAGAGATTTATTAGAGTTGCATAAAACAGAAGGTTTCGAAGGTACTAAACCTAATTCTATTGCTGGCTTAGAAAAGCTCCGTAAAGCATTAAATCGTCAATGGAGTCCTGAAAATCGTTATGCAATTGGTGAAGCTGTTAAAGCTATTGATGATGACATTGCTAAAGTTGGTGGTCCTGGTGCTATTGAAACAGGTAGAAACTTACATGAACTAGAAAAAACAATATTTGGTTCAAAAGGAATGGATACTATTTTTGGAGAATTTGATCCAAATGGTATTAAAAAAGGAGTTGGACAAGATAAGATAATGAGCAAGTTGAATGGTTTAGATACTGCTCAATGGAAGCACGTTTATGATACTGCTGACAACTTATCTAAAGGATTTATTCGAGTTGGTAATATTAACTTTAAAGTGCCTAAAGATTTAATCGCACAAGCTAATATGGTTAAAAACGAGATGAAAGGTTCTATTGCTCGTGAAGTTTATCAATCTGGAGCTGATAAAGCTGGTGTTTGGAATCAAAACTCGGTTAATAAGATATTAAATGCTAGAGAAAGTAAAATTCGATATGCATTTACTCCTGAAGAACAAAAAGCATTTCACGAGTTAAATATTGGTGGCCAGATTATGCCAGGCATCCATTCATATGAAGGTGGTGCAATGCAAGCTGAAACTATGGGATTACTAA